CACAAATTCAGCCCAATTCCGCACAGGCCAGAACCCCATACGGCGAAATCTCCGCGAAGTCGTGGGAGACTCGTGTTTACTTAAGCTCGGAATGGTTTGATAACCATAAATTCACGCCGGCTAAACCGGACGCCCCGGTAAAACTGGCGGCGGTTACACAAGACGCTGCCCCTATAGCAAAGACCGAACCTGTCAAACCTGTAAACGTCAGTAAGCCCAAGCCGGTCGAGGAAGACACTGATGACGACGAAGCGGACGCCACGCCCGCGCAAAAATACAAGACTATTCGCTATTACAAGCGGATCGTAACCCGTCGTGGTCGCGTCAAGTATGTAAAACGGTTCAAGCGAGTTCTGGAAAAAGCAGAGGCGGAAACGGTTCCTGTGGACACTTATGATCGTACAGACCGTATTGCTCGACGCGCCATGGGCGATCTGGTTCCTACGAAAGTGACCTTGGCGTCTGGACGTAAACCTGAAACCAAGGAAGAAGTTGCGGCGCTCATCAAGGCGACCGCGCAAAAAGAAGGCGTGGACGAGCACTTTGCCCTGTCGCTCGCCTATCTCGAAAACGGCTTCAAGCCGCGAGGCATATCTTCGGCGGGGGCGCGTTGTCCAATGCAGGTCATGCCGGGTACTGCACGTCTTTACAAGCCTGACATCACAATTCACGAACTGGACGATCCGCGGACATGCGTGCCTATCGGAATGCGATACCTGAAGCAGGCTCTGGAATCCGCAAATGGGGATAAGGACGCAGCAGCCGCGCGATATGAAGCAGGCATCGGCTCAGGCCGAACTGATTCGTCTTATGCGCGTAAAGTAAGAATGTTGCACAAACACCCTGCGGTATTGGCCGCATTAGGCAATAAGCACAGCGGCTGGAGTTTCAACCGCACGGCAGACGCCTCTCCCGCAAGGCCAGAAGGCAATTGATTAAGGACTTCACGTAAATGAAAAAGCTACCCCCGGATCAGTATGAGACTACCAACACAAAGCCGAAAGTAAACCCGGACATGCTCGCAGCCATGCAGGTTGCTTACCGTATTATTTACGAGGGCTTTCCCGGCGTAACGGAGTATCAGACGCTAGACGCGGCGTTAAATTCCTTGGATGCCGTTAAATCAGAGCATGTAAACCCGCGTAACGCGCTTGATTTGCTGGTAACAGCGAAGCTGGTGGTTAAATGCCCGGTGTTGGGGGTTTACTATCGTCCGCTCAACTCCGCAACTGAGGCGCACCTGCCTGCGATTTTCGATGTAGTCTGATCCGGGGCGTAAATATGTTCGCGCACAAGCTGAAGACAATCATAACGAATTTCGGCCTTGCTTACCCGGAGCACGCAGGTAGCTGTAATCTGGCCGTGCTTTTCATCAACACACTGATAACTACCTGTCTGCCTGACGAGAAGGCTTGTTTACTTGATCCAGATACAGGCGTGATTACGTTATCTTGGCGCCGGAATAACGACTCCCTGTCCGTATTGATTGCGGATGGTAAACTATCGTGGGTGGCCAGTAATGGGGCGGAAGTGCTTGGCAGGGATAACGCCTCGTATTATGACCCATGCCTTCACGCTCACATAACGCGACTGTCCGGGTATTCAATCCACAAAGCGTAAATGGAGGTTACAATGGACAACGATTACGACACGAAATCAGCTAGGAAAGCCTTTACTATCTACGAAGCTATGGCCAAGTTGGCGAAGGAAATCCGCCGCGCTACGCCGTTATTTGCGATCTACGAGTCTTTGGCACGGTCCGTATACGGCGATATGTCGCAGGTGACAGACGAAGTCATTATGCAAGAATTAGGACTTACCGAAACTGATATCCTGCGCTTTGCGAAACGAGTGCTTCGCCCTACAACTTTCTTTATTAAGAAGAATATTTACGCAGAGGTAGGTATTGAGAATAGCATATGGTCCGACCGCATTACAGACATTATTGCAAGGCTATTGACTGCCAATGGCTACACCCAAGACAAGGGCGTGTGGGATTCTAACACAGATATATCTTTACCCAAAAAACGCTGGTACAAAAGTAAAAATAAGGTTGACGCCGACGACGCCGACGACGCCGACGACGCCGACGCTGAGGCCAACGAAACATGAGTAAAAATAAAAAGCCGGGCAAATTGCCCGGCTTTTTTGTTGCGGCAGTAGGCATTTACATGGTAACAGCTTCGCCGTGTGTGTCGAGCTGCCAATCCCCGTTTGAACCACGCATTTGCATGAAGTCAAAAGAGAATGTAGTTTGCACGAGCATCAGGGATGATCCCGACGAATCCAACTGGATGTTTGAAATCTCGGTCGGGAACATGTAAAATATGCGTTGTCCGAGCGCCAGCTTGCCGCTGACATCGAGAATGCTTGTTACGCCAAGCGCGGCATATTCTGCTTTATACGCTCCGTTGCCCGATCTCGTGCCGACTACCTTCTCTTTCCATGCGTAAAGAGAGTTGAGTGGTTCGCCGTCGCGTGTAGCGACGAACGAAATCGACATCGTTTTGGAAAAGGTCTGTCGGCCGCGAAAATTCATTTCGTGACCGTGTAACGCAACCAGCATTGTTTCTACAGTCACGCCGGCGAAGTCGCATTGCTGACAGCGCAGCTTCAACGCCATTACCGTATCCGTATCGGAATTCGCGCCGGGCGCGATATCCAATTCATATCTCCATGTGCCAAGCGCGTCGGGGAGGCTTTCGACAGCTTGTAAACCTATACCAGCCATGATGTGAATCCTTATCTGGGAGAAAGGGCGTGCACATTACGCACACCCTTTGAATTTACGCAGCCAGACTGGCCGCGCCGTTGTCATTGGAATAGGCGACGGTTTCGGTAAACTCCGAATCGTTTCTGGTAAGCATGCCGTCAATGATGATCTGGTGGATCGAATTGATCGGCTGTAAGATATACCGGAAGTACGCCTGTTCGTTTTCGATATGATAGGATTTGGTCATATCGACAACCTTGAAGCGCTTCAGACCGCCGCCGTCTTGCATCGGCTGCAATAATGTTTCGCTGACTCGTTTTACTTCGTTTCGTGTCGCCGGAGTGTTCGGCTCGAAAAGCAAATAAGCGACAGTCTGCGTGGCGACCAGTTCAATGGTGTTGCACATACGCCGCGTGCCGATGTACTGAAGCGGACCCGTCTTGTATTGCAACGTGCGGTCATTGAAGATAACGATGCGTTCATTGCGATAGTTAATGATGAAGTTTACCTGCGCCCCCATGAACAACGACTGTGCGTCATTGCCATAGTTTACGCGCAAACCGCGAGCTTCGGGAATCCATCCGCGATTCAGGCCAGCCGGGCTCCACCACTCATGCCGGGTCTTGTCCGTGAGCGCGAATACTGCGCCTGCATAACCCGAAGGCGGAGACCAACGCTCCTTGCGGCGATCCGTGTCCAGAATCCAAATGTCGGGAGTGTAAATGGCCGCGTAGGAAGAATCGATGTTGAGCATGTGTCGCGCATCGACTTCTGTCTGCCCGTTGGAATCCTGCACTTGGTCGTTCGCCGCCATGTCCAAGATGGCGAAGCAATCACGGCGCTTTTCGCACAGTTGCGTCATATAAGAACGCACAGCGTTCGTTGTGTAACCGGCGTTCATCAGGATACGCACGGGGTATCGCAGATTGTCTTCCAATTTACTCCATGCGTCGATAATATCGGAACTGGTGGACAAGGCCCCGTTCGCGCCGCCTTCAAGAAAGCCTTCGCGCGTGGTTGCGTTGAGCGTGGTCGAACCTTGAACGCGCCAGCCGTTCTCGACAACTAGCGGGTTCATGTAAATACGAACTCGCGAACTGCGGCGGCTACCGTTGTTTACCTGTGTGGCGAGGTTGGTGACACCGCCGGATGCGGACACAATCTCGGCGAATGTAGCGGAATACGTATCCGTTACACGCCGCAAGTTCGGCAGTTCGTAAACATTGAAGATGAAGTCGGTATCAGGCTGGTACTTGTCCAGAATCTTCGTGATGTTTATCACCGGCGGGTTGGCGGACGCGCCATTCTTTACAAGCGTGGCGGTGACGACAATATCCACGCTCGAATCGATGCCTGTGAGCTTGATAAGGCGATTGTTCTGCGTTCCGGCCGAAGCTGTAACAGCCGCAGTCACGCCAAGTCGCACGGAATGCGTATTGATGTAACTGGCGATAGCCGCAAGCAATTCGTTGTTTCCAGCGGCGGCCGCTACTGTAAACGCATGGCCATTAATGGAGCCGGAGAAGCTATTGAGCGGGTCAGCGCGGTTGGACAGAAGCAACTGCGTTACCGCCTTGCGTCCTGTGTCGAGCTTGGTATATTCCAAACCGACATTGGAGCCCCAAGCGCCGGGATTTTCTGCGACGGTAAAGTGCAGCCATTCGGCGTCTCTGGCGACCATGGTGACAGAACTGCCTGTGACGGCAATATCTGTAAATTCAATGTCGGAGTTCTGCGTTCCGATAATACGCACACAACGGTTGCCAACAGCTTTCGCCGTCGCAACGTCAACACAATTGGACAGGTTCGTGGCGAACAACGCCGCGAGCGCGTCCTGATCGCCGGAGGACGTAGCCTCGATCACCGTTCCATTTACAGTAATGGACAGTTTGCCGGCCGCAGCTACGTCGCCAGACCACAGAATATCGTAAACATTGCGGTTGAGTGTCTGGTAGTCTTCGTCCGACCCTGTGCTCAACGCGGTAAAGCTGGTTGTTCCGTCACGAACCGGCACGCCGCTCTGCAAGACGTAATTGTTCGCTACGACTGAAGCAGCATACTTGGCGTTAAGACCGGGAGACCGCACGATATAGGCGGCTTCAGCCGTACGAAAGAACGCCTTTGCAGTGTCGTGTAAATACGTGCGTGTGTAATCGCTCACGCCGCAATGCGTCACGACCTGTTCGTATGATCCTACGCCAAATGGCGTCAGACTGCCGCGATCTATGTGCGCCGCAATGCCGCCAATCGCGGTGGCGATTGCAGCCGGCGAAAGTCCTACCTCAATCCAGTCGAAAAACACACCGGGCCGCATGGTAAATGCGCTAGACATTTGTAATCTCCTGCTTGGGTTGCAGTAAATGGGTTACTTGGTTTTTGTCGGGACTCGAACGGCGGGCTCGGGGGCCACAGGGGCGGGTGTGGGGACATCAGGGAGCGCCAAGGAGGCCTGCGCGGCCGGCTCCACTGAATTTACTTCCACAGGCTTGTCGTAGGATACGCCTTTCGGGGGAGACCATGTAAATTTTGAGGGCACGGGGTGTGCGCCGACCGGAAGAAGCAACGTATCGCCATCCTCCGCCATTAGCAAGACCGGCATCCTGGTCTTATTGTAAAATTTGGTGATTGACATGGTTCTGATCCTTAGAACAGTATGACTCGGGTAGGCATTGCGGCCACGGCTGGATTGTACAGGGATAAAGATGTAACATCTGTCATGTCCGGCAGAAACAACAGTTTATTTACCTTAAAGGTTCGAGTGACGACGCCCCACGCCACACGCAAATCTATGGCCGTCGCCATAATGTAAATAGCTGTAGCGGGCACTGCCAGTTCTATTTCGGATTCGCCTTGCACAAGCGTCTCCATCTTTGTGAAATTACCGCCAGTGCTAAAGCGGGCATAGCCCCTGTGGTCAGTGCGGCGGCTTTTGTCTATAACGTCCACATTTATCGTAAACGCAAGTGTCTGATTGAGGATGGCCATTATCTCGCCTCGCCTAACGTATCTGCAATGACAAATTCGATGTTCGGGGTCAAAACCTCGTCCTCCAGACTAGGATCGAACGCTTCTCCTTGCGTTGTAAACTGAGACCCGGACATTACCGACATTTCTACGTTTATTTTGCGTATGACCGGGACGTACATCAAGTCGGCTATGTGGGTAAACAGTTGCAGGTCTATGGTGCATTGCCACCCATTATAAACCTCGCCGATTTTGGCGAAAGGCGGATAGTCCAGAGTGTCTTGGAATTTACCAGACACAGGGAAATCAAATTCCGGTTGCTGGCAACGCACGGACGCAAACGACATTCGGTCATGGCCGTAAAATGCGAGCACTTTCAGGAAGTGGTCCAGCACAGAGAAATCGTCGGTCAACAGGGTTACGTCCAGCCCTATATTTACGTCCACGGCGTTCATGCGGTATATATCCCCGCTAGGCGAGCGTTGCCGGCCGTAGCCTTCGCGCTGCATTGCTGTGCGGTTCAAACCGTTTTCGGCAAATGCAATGCTTTTACGTCTTATTATGAAAATCGGCAACTGCAACTTGTTTTGTTGCCCGAAGACCTCGCCAATGACAGTTTCGTCGTCTTTGGCTGTTACATACGTGGAGAATTTTACAGGCGTTACAGGTTGACGTAACTCGTAAATGGTAGGCAACACCTGCTTCATGCCTTCAATTGCATGAGTCTCAATGTCCAGCCTTATCCTCTTGTGGTCAGCCATTATCGCCCCCCGTCTACATCGTCCCAGATGTTATCCATGGCGTGCGGAGCTTCGGATTTACCTGTCTTTTCATTGAACGTGGCTTTAGTTTCTGTCGGTTCGTCAACGGCAGTCGTGTCGTCCGTAAGCGTATCGGCGTCTTCCCCAGACGCATCTGAATCTCCCGACTCTTCGTTTACGTCGTCTTCACTTGTGTTGTCTTCAGGTTCCTCGCCGCTTGTTTCTTCCCCGGCGTCTTTGTCGGGCGCACTATCTGTAACGTCAGGGACGTTATTTACTTTCTGGTCTTCGGCGGCTTTCTCCGCGTCTTCTTTTTCTTGCCGCGCGTGCATTTCCTTCAACATATGAATGTCAAAGCCGACCAACAGCTGTTTGGTGGTAGAACCGTAAAGTTCAGGGTCGTTAGCCGGCATGTTATTCCCCTTAGCGATGTTGCCAATAAAAAAGGCGGCGGCTTTTCAACCGCCGCCTTGTCTTCAGTATGCTTAGGTGCTGTAAACACCCCTCTCGGGGATTACGAAAGCGTAAGCAGCGACACGGACTTGGTATTCGCAAGCAGCGTGCCAAAGTACTCGTACATGAACCAGCCGCGAGCGATCTGGCCGTCGTCGAAGTTATCGCGCGGAACGGCAGTGATCGGGCCGCGATCACAATACGCGCCATGGTATTCCGGCGAAGACACAACGAACAGTTCGTTGGGCTTCATGGTGCGGAGACCCGGATCGCGTTTACCGTCCGTGTAAGTCTGCATGTCAAGCAGACGACCGATGCGCCCCGTGGTAATCAGCTCATAGGCCGTAGCCGGATCGAACTGTAAATCGGCGGAAAGCAACTGCGGCCAAATCTGCGTGCCGACGAACATCTTGCTGGAATCGACGTTGGCAAGATCAAGGTCCGCGCGCATGTTGCCGAGCAACTGCTTGGTTACAGATGTCGTGGTGCGTTCCTGTCCCGACGACGCGGCGGCATACCGGATATGGGACATGTAAATTTGGTCTTCACGCACACCAAACGCTTGCTGTGTCCGTGTATACGCATCTTCGACCAATGTTTCATTGCCGAGATGGATATCCTTGTCGAGAACGCGGATATTCTCCGAGATAGTCTGGAAATAACCTTCCAGAATCTTGTCGGTAATGAACCTCGGCGCGAGCGCACCAGACTCAGTGCTTACTACCGCAAGCACATTGGCGTTGTTCTTGAGGCGAGCGCGGAATGTGCCGCCGTTTACGTCAATGGTGCCTTTCATCAGGTTGTTGCGAGCAAAACCTGTGCGGGCCATATTCTCCTGAACCGTCGCCGCTAAATTAGCGCCGATATCGGTAAATTCCGGTGAGTGAACGCCAGCATTCGAGGCTTCGATGAAAGCGGCAGTGTCAGCTTTACGCTTGGCCTGCATCTTTTCGGGAGAAACCGGTTCAATCGACGCCGTATCGGTATTGATTTTACCAGACTGAATGTCGGCAAGCAGATTGGCGACTACCTTCAAGGCGTCGTAGCTGCTTGTGGCGTTCAACTGCCCGGCGGAGTTGTAGTAGGTTTCCCGGCTACCGGGCTTTACGGCATTAAGAATCGAGGTGGGCATTTTGTGTTCTCCGAAATTCAGGTGAATTAGGTGTTTACAGTGATGGCGATGCCGCCAAGCTCTGCGTTCGGGGCGGAAAGCAGCTTGGAATAAGCCGGCGCGTAAGCCGTGCTCGCGCCTGAAATGAGCGTGCCGCCGGCCAGACCGTAAAGACCGCCAGCAAGAGCATAAAGCGCTCCGCCGGTGTTCCAATCGGCGGAGGCGTCGAACTTGTCCGTCACGACAATAGGCGACGCCACGATAACCGGAATCTTGCCAGTAAAGTCTTCATCGCTGTAGTAGCGATTGAGCGACGAAATCCCGCGAGCAATCACGTCATCCATGGTCGGGACGTAGTTGAACGAGATTTCCACGGTGACGCCATCGTTGGCCGACGCGAAGTCGAGCGTCACCGGATCAAGGGAGACGACCTTGAATTTACCGTCAGCGGCGGCAGTGTCGGCGGCATAAGCCGTATATGTCCCGTTGGCGTTACGAACGTAAACCTGCGGTACGTCGGTCGCTTCGCTGGCGGTAGCCAGCGAATGCTTGCTGGTAAACCGACGGCTGGCCGAGGAAATGGTGAACGCCGCGTTGGCATAGGCCACGCCATCCGGGCGGTTCGGCGTGAGCGCCATGCCGACATACTCGTCATTCGTTCCTGTTGTCCGGGCGACATAGGACTTGCCATTGACGAATACGCGAGCGAGCGCCATGCCGGCCTCGATCTTTGTCTTCTCGGAGGGCAGCATGTCATAAACAGCGACGCCGCCGTTTACAATACGGCTTTCATTGAGGAGGATAGTCATTTTTGGGTGCCTTTCTGTGGGTAAACTTAATTGCCATATGCGGAGAAGGCCCTTCGCCAATCATATTTGGCGGCAGGGGCAGCGGGGGCGACGGTCTTGGCGGTGTCATGCTCCTTGATGGGCTCGCCAAACTTGGCCAACTTGGTTACGAGGTTATCAGCGGGAGTCTGATTCCCCGTCATGTAAGCCGCTGTAGTTACCATATCCGCGATAACCTTGCGGCTTTCTTCGGGTTTACTGGCAAGGTCCATCGCCTTCCCGAGAAGCGATTCAGTATAAGCCTGCGAGTGGTTCGCAAACACAGCATTTACAATAGACGCGGAGTCTTCTACGCCAATGCTGGAGAGCTTCTTTACAAGTGCGTCGCGGATCGGGTTGTCAAAACCCTTCCACACGCCCTTGTTGGCGGCGACTGCGGCCGTCACCATCGAAGACTTGATTACGTCGAGCTTGGCGTCGAATTTGGACGCCAGATCGGAAGCAATATCAGCCTTCTTCTTATCATCGTGAGACTTTACGAGACCCGCGACATCCACTCGCGCTGTATAGCGGGCAAACCCGAATCGCGACGTGTCGTGCCCGGCCTTCAACTGAGCGATGAACCCTTTGGGGAACACTTCGTCGGTAAACCGAGACGCATTGTCGGCATGGGATCGTTCGCGGGACAGTGTGCCGACTGGTAAACCGTTGGCGAACACGAAATACCGCGAAGCATTACGGTCCAGAATGCAGGCTACGTCTGCGGTAGCCAGATTGAGAGCAGGACGCAGCTCAATCATGGAAGCCGTTTCTGTGGGCTGCAAATCCTCATCCAGCGGGTTTTCCATTACTTCCGCGAATGTTTTACCTTCCTTGTTGTCATCCTTTGCAGGCTTGAACAACTTGGCGCTGTCTTCCGGCTTCTTGTCAACGTCTTCGTCAACGTCCTCGACTTCCGGCTCATCATCAGCGTTTACATCATCATCGTTGTCGTCTTCAGCTTCTTCAGCGTTGTCGTCCTCGTCTTCGTCGTTAACCTCATCAGGGTCTTCCTCGACTTCCGACATCTCCGGCTCGTTTACGCTGTCATCGGCTTCGTCGTCGATGTTTACTGTATCTGCAAGGTTTTTAGCTTCTTCGTCGAGTTCCGGGTCTTCCGAATCATCCTCAGAGTTATCGTCTTCCGACTCGTCATCGGAATCCTCATCATCGTCAAGAGGCGTATCTTCCGCAATATCGAGGCCAGCGGCGTCCGACATCATGTCATCCAGTAAAGCTGTGTATTCAGCTTCAGACAGGCTTGCGATATCGATATCGTCTTCTGTGGTCTCCGGCAGTTCGCCGCCGAGTTCAGCAAGCTCCGCCATCGCGATATCCACTGTAACTGGCGCCGCGCAGGCCACGCAGTAAAAGCTTTCGCAATCGTTTTCGATAAGCGCTTCAGTGCTGGCGACATCCGCGCGATGCGTATGATTGCACTTGGCGCATGTGCCAATCTGGACCAATCCACGTAAAGCCGCTTCATCGACAGCCAGTTCGCGGTCGGCCATCTTTTCAGCAGGCTCGCCTGTAAAGGGGCAGAATTTGGCTGTGTCGCTGCTCGCGAACTGATCTTCTCCGCTGTTAAACGCTACAATGCTTGCCTTGTCGGGGATTTTATCGCCGGGGTAGGCGATGTAAACCTGCGGTGTAGTCAAGTGACTCTCCTATTGCATATTTCGGAACTTGAAAATAATTACACGGGTTCTTTATTTATTTGTGGACTTTTCAGAATCGTAAATATAGGTGGCCATGGTGGGCTTCCTGTTGTGCTGGGTTTATTTGAAAAGAGGTCTATTATGCAGCTTGATGTGGGGTAAGGGATTTACTTCAGGTTAGGCTTGATAATCCGGTCGAACATGACATTGCCGATGAGGTAGCCGGGTCGTTCATTATTTACGCGAAACTCGGTATGGGCTTCCCCGCGTAAGCAGCGCAACTTGTCGCCGGCTTTGATATCGATTTTTGTGGGGCGCATTTTGGTGGCGTCATCGGCGTTCAATACCGCCGTAATTGTAAAGTCGTTGGATGCGGTATGTGTATTCAGGTCTTTTAACGCAGCCTTATTTACGTCTTTTAATCCCACCAGTTTCTGATTTGTCTGTGCGGGCAGTGGGTTACGCATGTACGCCCTATAGCTACGTGCTATAGCCATTTTCAATTGGGATTCAGTATTAATGACCGAAAGAACCATATTGTCGTTAGTCAGCTTGTGAGCGTAAACGGCATAGGTTATACGGTTATGGTAGGATACCACCATAACCTTATGCCCATCGGGGTGGGTGTAGTTGAACTTTGTGGAGGGGACGAGACTGGAATCGGATTCAGTGTTTGTGATTTTGAATCCAGAGGCTATCAGTATCTTGTGGAATCTGTTCTTTACCGAACTTCCGCCGTTGGGTGCAGCTTCGCTCGCCGCTGTGTCCATGCCGTCGTTAATAACACTCTTGGGATGTGCAAGCGCTTTGGCGATGCCCGACAGACTCACGCCCGCAGGCAGGTATATTTCGATGGCCTTCTTGGCGGTATTGAAATGCGCTGTAAACTCAGGGTAGGCAGTGGCAATACGCTTGGCGAGCAACCCAACCTGCATACTGGTGGCTTTTGTCATGCGGCCTTTCCAAGGCGTAACTGTTTTTCTTCCCGGCGTCGCCAGACGCAATGCCGCCACAAAATCACCAATAAGGTCTTTCAGAGCGGCTGTATCAACTTTGTTTACAGACATTATAGTCTCCAAGAACTGCGTTTGCCGAAATTAGCGCGTGTCTAGCTTTTACTTCTGACTGATACATAGCGTCCGCCACGCGCCTTCCACTTGATATCATGCTTGCCTATCAGAGCGATGGCGGCGGGCCGTCCCTTGCTGTTTGGCGTGCGTATCCACATCGCCAGAGTGATGCAGTCGGCGGGGGTCAGGTATCTGGAAAACAACTGTAGTTGAGCCTTGCGCCCCCTGTGCAAGGACATCAAGTATTTTTTACGTTCACTCTCAGGCACGGTGTCGTCGAATCCAGACACCATGAAGCGTGCCGCGTAGTACAATTCTCGCGGCGTTACGTTTACATTAACATGCACGTTCGCCCACTTCGCAAGCACGAACCACTGCCACGTTTTACGGTTTCCCATGCTGTTCGGCTTGGCGGCTAACCAAGCCGGTCGGGTTTGTAGTAAATGCGCGGGTGTGACGAGTTTGTCCGGGGATGGCGTAACTTTAGCGCCTTTGTATTTCGTCGAATATTGCAGTATGCGCTTCAGACTACCGTTCGGCACGTAAAATACATTTTTCGGCTGGTCGTGCAAGATTACCGCTGTGTATTCCGGCCCCTGCACGTTTGTATACTTTACGCCATACACATC